TTGGGGCTTCATTTTATTATTTATTGTCAATTTAGTATTCCCATTTATCAGGAATTTGTTGGGGGTGTAAATAATTGCAAATCAAAAACATTATCGACACATTAACCAAGCATAAGGCGAAAACATATAAAACAAGGTCAACCGACAAAATTAAATATATAATCGTTCATCACTCTGCAACCGTCCAAGGCTCGGCAGAATCATTTGCAAATTACCATGTTAAAAATAATGGTTGGCCGGGAATCGGTTATCACTTTGTAATTACAAAAAAAGGGGAGATATATCAAACCAATCACATTAAAACCATCAGCTACCACGCGACCGGATACAACACTAACGGAATCGGAATTTGCATGGTTGGTAATTTTGATATTGAGAATCCGTCTAAGGAGCAATACTCGGCATTAGTTGGATTGATTAATTATTTAAAAGACCAATATGACATTGAAGTCAAAAATGTATTAGGTCACAGAGAGACGCCCAACGCACATAAAAGCTGCCCAGGTATTAAATTTGACATGGATAAATTGAGAGGAGAATTGTGATGGCCAAACAAAAAACAGAAGTAGTTTTACGGAAAACTTAGCCGAAAGCCCACGACTTTAGTCGTTGGGATGAAGGCTTATCGTTGCCCCGTATGTGGCTACATATACGAATACGGAATTCCCAAATTTTTGACTATTAAATGTCCGAATGGGCATGGAGAGTTGAAAAGAAGCTTTAAGAAGGTGTAAAAATGGAAAAATATTATAAACCGGCTCGAAGGAAAACTTGGGCCTTTTTTGTTACGCTGCTTGGCGTATTTCTTCCAGCCTCGTTGCGTTTTAGAATGGATTGGCCTTTGGCGGTTGCGATTGTAGCAGTATTTTTAATCTACATTGGCGGCATCAGCACAGAGAAAATATTTTTAAATCTGTTCGAAAAGAAATTTGGTGGCAAAAAGCGAGGCGAGTCTGATTGTGGCGATTAAAATCCAAACTCATTATATCAAGTATTGTCTTATCTCTTTTGTTGTTGGTGTCATTGTCTCCTTGGTCATATGCGGAGCCTATGTACTTGATTGCAGAAAGCGAATTGACGAGGCTAGAGCAGATATTCAACGAGTTATCGACAATAAATCAGCAGTTATCAATCGACTTGAAACAATCGAAAATAGACTTGGAACAGTTGCAAATCAAGTTAAATCAATATCAAATGGACTTGGAGAAGCTAACAAAGGAATTAGAATCGTTGCAGATAGAATCAGCACAAGCCAAGGAACTATTGATACAGAATCAGGACTTATTGAAGAAGGCAAAGGAATCCTTGAAACAGTTAGAGCGAGAGGTCCGAACATTAAAAATTAAGCTTTGGTTTTATAGAATTGTTGCTATTATACTTTTAGCCGATAAAGTAAAATAAACCGCACCCGGAACCTACCCGTAAAAATTGGCATGTCGGCAAAAATCAGTTGTTGCAAATTTTGCAACAACATCCACAAGCCTAAAGGATAGTGGTTTTACGCCCTATCAAATAAAGATTTGCTTTATATTGTGAGAAAAAATCTCAAAAATAAAGGATAAATTTTAAAAATGGAGAATATAATATAAATAAATTGAGGTTTTTTATCATTCGAGACCGGTCATGGCAATCGAACCCGCTATTTTGGCGGGTATTTTTTTATGCTTTCTCTTGGCACAATATTAAACAATATGCTACTATATAAATATAGATTAGTTAAAGGGGGGATATATTTGGAATGGCTTAAAATACAAGAAGTTGCCGATTATTTTAAGGTAAGCAGGTCAACTATTTACAGATGGGAAAAATTAGGGGTTATAAAAATTTATCGAATTGACAATCAAGTTCCGAGGATTGCGAAGGAAGATATTTGTAAATTGGAGGAAAAATTGATTAATGGAAAATAAATGTATAGATTGGGAAAAAATGAGGGAAGAAATCAAAAGGAGTGTTGACAAAATGCAATATTTGGTTTACAATCTGAAATAGAGGTTATCAAATGCAACATTGTGAGGTGATTAAATGAATGGAATGGCTATGAATAACATAAAAAAATATCGAAAAAAAGCAGGGTTGACGCAGGAAGAACTAGCGAAAAAGATGGGTGTATCTAAAAGTTTTGTATGTTTAAAGGAAAATGGGAAAAGGGGCATATCAATTGAAGATGCGAAACTTTTTTCAAAAGCTCTAAAAGTTCCAATTGAGAAGATTTTTTTTACCTAGTTGGTCTACTAAATGCAGAACATCTACACAAAGGAACTAAAGGCTGGATTGTTTGGGATAAAGGACAACACGGTTTAACAATGAGCGATTGCGAACTTGCTTATTCTTCATTCGATTGCCCGACAAGGGTGGTTGTTATAAATAGGGTTGAACTACTCAAAGATGGTACATTTCATCCCACACAGAAACCAGTAAAACTATACAAATGGCTACTAACTAACTACGCAAAGCAAGGCGACAAAATCCTTGATACTCACATGGGGAGTCAATCCTCCCGGATCGCAGCTTATCAAATGGGCTTTGACTTTTGGGGATGTGAAATTGACCCGGAATATTTCGAGCAAGGATGCAAAAGGTTTGAAAAAGAGGCAGAACAGCTGGCTTTAGCCACGCAGAGTTTCAGACCAGAAAAGGAAGAGATAAAGCAGGTTAATTTGTTTTAAAGTGAGGTGTTTCAAATGGCGAATGGCCGGACGTTTAATTTATTTAGTCGCAAAAAACAGACAAACACGCAGACAATTTGGGTTAAAAAGGGATATGACGACGGCAGCGGTCGCAAGGACCTGTTTATATTTATGGATTCTAAAACTACAAATTTTAGGGATTCAGTTGATATTATTAGTTCTTGCAATTTCCCCGCTTTACAGGGAATGGAGTTTGGCGAAGTTCGCGAGGTTGAAATCGGATTAAGAGGAGGAAATAGGGATGCCTAAACTATACGAATTAACGGATCGGTTTAAGAATTTGGTTGAACTCCTGGACGATCCGACAGTTGCAAACGATGAGGTTTTAAATGCCGCTATCTCTATTGAAATTGAATGGAGCGAAAAGGTTCGAAGTATAGCTAAGTTAATTAAAAATTTGGAATCTGATGCGGATGGATTCGCCGCCGAGAAAAAGCGGCTTGCCGAACAAGAACGGCATTATCGGAACCGGATTGAGAGTTTAAAACAATACTTAGAAACTGAAATGCAAACTGCCGGAATTAAAAAGGTTGACGGTGTTGTTCCGATAGCCTTCCGGAAATGCCCGCCGAGTGTAGATATTATTCAACCGGAAGCAATCCCTAGTATTTATATTAAACCACAAGAGCCAGAATTCGACAAAAAAGCTATTTTGGAAAAATTGAAAGCTGGGGAAACGGTTACCGGAGTGGTTTTGGTTGATGATAAAGAGTATTTAAAAATCGGATGACGGAAGAGAAAATGTACGGAGGGGGAGTAACACGATGCCTAAAGCGATATTGGAGCTAGAGATGCCGGAGAGTTGTAAACAATGTAAATTAGGGCATTATGACGAACTATACGACATTACGCATTGTGATATATTGCGGGAATGTATGCCTTATGAAGGTAGGCACCCAGACTGCCCACTGAAGCCGGTGGACATGATAAGGAGATTGACGAATCGGTTGAGGGGAAGGATGTTGAATAACGTGAGGTTGAGCGATGAAGAAAGCCTTTTAGAACAAATGACTATAGAACAAGCCAGACAGAATATAGCCTTGTTAAAAGCAGAAGAAATTGAAATGCCTAAAAAGTGGGTGCTTGAACTGTTAAATACCATCGAAGCCTTACAGCAGGAGAATGAGCAACTGCAGGCAAAGCTTGATGAGTGGAAATATGAGGCTAAATGCCATATGGATGAGGTAATCGCAAGGGAAAAGCAAATAGAGCAACTAAGGGCGCAGGTGGCGAGGATGAGAGAGGCGTTGATAGAATGTGTCAATGCATCGTACGATATGATACAGGATGCAAGAGAAGCCCTTGCCGAAATAGACAAGGCGATAGGAGGGGAGAAAGATGTTTGAGAGGTTGACGATAAGAACAGACATATGCATTGAACCTGAGAACGACATAGTATATCATAACCCAAATGACCCAGATGGTATGTATAACATTTTGGATTTAGCGGAGTGCTTGTATAGTGGTGGTGAAGCAGAAGCGAGGATATTGACGGAGATAAGCAACCGCCTTGCCGCATACGAGGACAGCGGACTATCGCCTGACGAAGTGCAGGAACTTGCCAAGGCAAAGGCAGAGGGGCGGCTGGTGGAGGTTGTGCGCTGTGGGGAGTGTAGGCATTACAACACAACCGGATGCTCGGATGGGTGTGGATGGTGCGAGAACATGGATAGGGGCGTTTTTGATGAACATTATTGTTCACGCGGAGAAAGGCGGGAAAAGGATTAAGTGGGGCAATCTAAAGGAGGGGAATTATCAATGGCTAAATATTCAAGAATTGAGTGGACTGATGCTACATGGTCGCCAGTAACCGGCTGCCTGCATGGGTGTGAATATTGCTATGCCAGGAGGATAGTTCAAAGATTTGGCGACAAAAACGATGAAGAATGGCATGATTTATACCAACCTTTTTATAAAATCGATGGAAAAATAAATCCATATCCGTATGGTTTCGCTCCCACATTCCACCGCTACCGTTTGGATGAACCACAGAAAATTAAGAAACCGTCAAAGATATTTGTTTGTAGTATGGCAGATTTATTCGGAGATTGGGTGCCGGATGAATGGATTCAGGAAGTCTTTGAAACTTGCAAGAAAGCGCCACAACATAAATATTTATTCCTTACAAAAAATCCAAAGAGGCTGTGTGAACTTGCGAACATGGATAAATTGCCAGCGGATAATAATTTTTGGTATGGAAGCACTGTCACAAGTAAAAATTCTCTGCGATATCCAGGGCGCTTTAGAGATAATACATTTCTTAGCATTGAACCTTTATTAGAACCTCTTGATGCAGGATTAGGTTCTTTCGGAAATGCAAAATGGATAATCATTGGCGCCGAGACCGGAAATAGAAAAGACAAAATAGTGCCTAAGCGTGAATGGATTGAAAATATTGTTGAGGCCGCAAGTATTACAAGAATACCGATATTTATGAAAAATTCTCTTAAGGAATTGATGGGAGACAATTTCATCCAGGAATGGCCCGAGGGTCTCATAGTTCAACTACCGAGGAATTCTCGATAGTTCAATCAGCTTAATCCCCGGTCATGTTAACGTCAAATCGATGAAGCTTTCCGGGAGTGGAGATTTGCTTCATTTTAAACAAATTGAAAGGAGTGTTAACAAATGAAAAAATCCACATTTGCAAAAATATGCGAGGTCGTTTGTTGCTTAATCGGTTCTGCCATCTTAGCTGCATTTTTCTATGCAATGTTAATTATTGCTACAAATTGAAAGGAGAATCTGAATTTGGCTTCGCCGTCGACCCCAAAAATCCACGGGTTGAAGTGGTAATCGAAGATTATGAAGGAGGACCTTGTTATGAGCGTATTAAATGCCCCGCATGCGGCGAGAGGAAAAGGGGAGTTGTCGGAGATGCTTGAACTAAACAAAATCTACAACATGGATTGCCTTGAGGGTATGAAGTTAATTGATGATAAAAGTATTGATATGATACTGTGTGATTTGCCATACGGAACTACAGCTTGCAAGTGGGACACAGTAATTCCATTTGAACCGTTATGGGAGCAGTACGAACGCATAATAAAAGACAACGGTGCGATTGTTTTATTTAGTGACGAACCTTTCACAAGTCAACTTGTGAACAGTAATCTGAAACGCTTTAGGTATAAATGGATATGGGACAAAACCCGCGGTTCAAATTTTCAAAATGCAAGATTTATGCCTATGAAATGCCACGAAGAAATATTAGTTTTCTATAAACAAAAACCAACATATAATCCGCAATATTGGTATTCCACACCATATAGGACAAACGGCAAAATAAGACGAAAGGGCATCGAGGGGTTGTCTGGTGGTAGCGTCGCGAATTACTGTGCACCAACGATAAGTGAGGACGGAAAGCGATACCCGTTGTCGATATTGACATTTCCACGAGATTCCGACCGGGTTCACCCCACACAAAAACCCGTTAAATTATTTGAATACTTAATCAAGACATACACAAACGAAGGGGAAACGGTACTTGATAACTGTATGGGTAGTGGAACTACAGCAATTGCTTGTATCAACACCAACCGCAACTACATAGGGTTTGAAATCGATCCAGACTATTACGAGGCGGCACAAGAGCGCATAAGAATACATATGCAGCAGCAAACAATATTTTAACTACTCAAAGGAGGCTACACCATGAACCGTTTTAAATGCCCTGAATGTGGTGGGAATCAATATACAGCATGTGATACAGCGGGATGTGTTATTTTAGAGGAGGTGTTATAACTTTGCAATTTACTTATTTTGATATTGCAATTCGACAGGCGGTAGATCGTGCTGTAGGTTATGTAACCCAGAATGGTATTAATAAAGAAATTAAAGAGATTACCAATGAAGAGATGATTGAGATTATGAAGAATGCGATTAATTTATCTTTATTGGAATATCATCGTGAGATAATTAAATATATCAATCCCCGGTTTTAAGATTACTTACGTGTCTATTGATTGATTTGATAGATGTGCAAAGATTTGATGGATATAGTTATAGAAGGGAGGTAGCAATTCTTACGTAGCGTGTTTAAAATACGCAATTCCTCCACATGGCTAAAGCCAGTGGCTTCCTTGCGTAAGAATTTGTGAGTAAATAATGTTTGACTATGCTAAACTACGTGGAAAAATTAAAGAAATTTTTGATACACAAGCGGCATTCGCTAAAGAAATGGGAATTTCCAATACTTCGCTTAGTGAAAAACTTAATAACAAAGTAGAGTTTACCCAGAAAGAAATTGAACGGGCAATTGAGTTATTGCAAATTCCGAAGGATGAAATACCTATCTATTTTTTTACCATAAAAGCTCCCGGTTCATCAGGAAAGCGGCGTTAGAAGAATTTCTGGCTAAATATGAAGGAAAAGATTTAACAGATCCAATGAACATCGTTGATTTTAAAGTTGGTGATCAGTATGGGAGAACTTAAATTTTACCCTTTTCAAAAACAGATCCTTGATGAAACAAAAGATTTTAACCGAGTAGCATATTACCTTGATATGGGGCTTGGTAAAACTTTTGTTGGTTCAGAAAAAATGTGTGACTTGGGTGCATCATGCAACCTGTTGATTTGTCAGAAATCCAAAATTCAAGATTGGATTGACCACTACAAAGAACATTACAATGCATTTATTTATGACCTAACAAACAAGAAAGATTTTGAAAACTTCTTCCTTCATGCAGACTTATTTGCACCAAGGGTTGGCATCATCAACTATGATTTAGTATTCAGAAGGTCAGAATTGCTGACATTAGAAGATTTTACACTAATGTTGGATGAATCATCACAGATACAAAATGAAACTGCTAAAAGGTCAAAGTTTATTCTAAAAATGCAACCCAAAAATGTAATCTTGCTATCAGGAACCCCCACAGCGGGGAAATATGAAAACCTATGGTCACAAGTTCATTTACTTGGATGGAATATCAACAAAGACCTATATTGGAAGCACTATATTGAAACTGAATGGGTTGAAGAAGATGGTTTCTTCAGAAAGGAAGTAGTTGGTTATAAGAATGTTGACAGATTAAAAATGAAGCTTGCACAGCATGGTGCAATATTCATGAAGTCAGAAGAAGTCGTTGACCTTCCTGAACAAATTGAAAACAAAATCATGGTTCCGACAACTAAAGAATACAGGAAGTTTATGAAAAGCAGAATCATCAACATTGATGGTAAAGAAATGATTGGTGATACTGCCTTGACCAAAAGATTATATGCAAGGATGCTTTGCGGTCATTACAACAAATATAAGTTAGATGCGTTCAAGGATTTGGTGGAATCGACCGAAGATAGACTGGTTGTATTCTATAACTTTAACGAAGAATTGGCAGAATTAACTGACTTGGTTCAGGACAAGCCTATTTCCATAATCAATGGTTCAATCAAAGACTTAATAGCTTATGAAGAACATGAAAATTCAATAACATTTGTTCAATATCAGGCTGGTGCTATGGGTTTAAATTTACAAAAAGCAAATAAAGCAATTTATTTTACACTTCCACAGTCATCAGAACTGTTTGAACAAAGTAAAAAACGGATTCACAGGATAGGTCAAAACAACAGATGTTTTTATTACTACCTCATGTGTTCCGGGAGCGTGGAAGAAGATATTCTGGCGAATTTGGAATTAAGGAGGGATTACACAGATGAACTCTTTAAAAAATACGATGAAACCTGTTAAATGGTTCATAATTGGTTTTTGTTATGGGATGATTCCTTATGTGAATTTGAAACGTGGATATTTTGCGATTGGTGGAGAAATATTCCTTCCCTTTATTCCACTAGTGTTATTTGGGATTCCAAGTTTCGTAAAGGAATTAAGGGAGATTTTGAAAGGGGGTTTTCAAAAATGATTAAATGTAAAAATACTTGTCCCACAGGTCAATTTGAAGGTTGCTGCTTTGAATGTGACAAAGAAACTTGTGAAGAAATTTGCCAATTAAATCCTTCTGAATGTGGTGATTCCATTATGGATGAAGTTTCTGAAGAAACTGCACTTCAGGCATTTCAGCAGGGGCAGATGTCGGTTCTCCATGAGATTGTGAACATCGTGAATCAGAAGAAAAAGCTTGAAGAACAGGAAAAGGAACTGAAAGACAAGCTGAAAGAAGCAATGGAAAAGTACGGTATCAAGAAGTTTGAAAGTAACATTTTGAACATCACTTATGTTGCTGAAAGCACTAAAACCAGCATTGACAGTGCAAAGCTTAAAAAGAAATATCCTGAAATTGCTGCCGAATGTTCCAAGACTTCTAAAACATCAGCTTATGTAAAGGTGACGGTAAAGTAATGGTTGCGGAAAAACAGTTTGAAAACAAAGTTAAATCATGGCTTCGTCAATTGCAGAAGGAAGGACAACCCATTAAGTTTATTAAGATTTGGGGAGGTGGTTATCAGAAGGCTGGTATTCCTGATTTGATATGCTGCATAAATGGTATTTATTTTGAAGTTGAATTGAAGTCATCCACTGGCAGAGTAACAGAACTTCAGGAATACAATGTTAAGTTGACCAATGCAGCAAATGGAGTTGGGATAATCCTTTACCCGGAAGGATTTGAACAATTCAAGACCATAGTGAAAGGGGTGATAAATTGCAATACTCACATTCGCGACTTGACTGCTTTGAAAGCTGCAAATTCAAATACAAAATGCGTTATATTGACAAAATAGAATGTTTACCATCAACGGATGCAAATAATGCCTTAATTATTGGAATAGCAATGCACGCTGGAATTGAAAAAGGTGTTGAAGAAGCAATTAAGACTTATTACAACAGCTTTCCGATTATAACTGATGAACATATAAATGAAGCTATTAAGTTGGAATATTTGATTCCTAAAGTGCAAGAAATCCTTCCTGAAGGTGAATATGAGCTTCAAATAATGAATTCTGACTTCGTTGGTTTTATTGATTTAACATCCAGGAATGATGATGGCAGCTATGATATTTATGACTTCAAGTATTCCAACAATGTTAATAGCTACATGGATTCAAGGCAGCTTCATTTATACAAATATTTCTTTGAAAAGCAGTATAAGAAAAAGGTTCGCAACCTGAACTTCGTGTTCATTCCCAAAGTGAACATCAAGCAAAAATCAACTGAAAATATTATAAGTTTCAGGAAGCGGATTTTAGAAGAACTGGAAGCTTCAGAAATCAAAGTGGTTCAGGTGCAATTTGACATTGAAAAAGTTATTGAATTTTACCAGGGAATTAAAAGAGTGTTGGAAACAAAAGAGTTTCCCAAGGAACCAAGTTACTTATGTAACTGGTGTGAGTACCAAGATTATTGCGAAAAAGGAGTTGATTACATGTTATTACCTGAAAACAAAAGAAGGGATATTCAGAAAATCAATAAAAAGGTGGTTTGGCTTTATGGTGTGCCATTCAGTGGAAAAACCTTCTTTGCAAACAAATTTCCTGACCCATTGATGCTTAATACAGATGGAAACATTAAATTTGTTGATGCTCCATACATTGCAATTAAAGACCATGTAAAAGTTGAAGGTAGACAGACTAAAAGAACCCTGGCATGGGAAATCTTAAAAGATGTTATTGGTGAACTTGAAAAGAAAGAAAATGATTTCAAGACTATAATTGTTGACTTGCTAGAAGATACTTATGAGCATTGCAGACTTTACATGTATGACAAGTTGAATATTACCCATGAATCTGATGACAGCTTTTCAGCTTGGGATAAGGTCAGAACAGAATTCTTATCAACCCTTAAAAGGCTGGTAAATATGGATTATGAAAATATCATTCTTGTTAGCCATGAGGACAGAAGTAAAGACATTACAAGGAAGTCAGGGGATAAAATCACAGCTATTAAGCCTAATCTCCAGGATAAAGTTGCAATCAAAGTTGCTGGAATGGTTGATATTGTAGCAAGGGTTGTGGCTGATGGTGATGAAAGAATTCTTTCCTTTAAGACCAATGAAGTTATCTTTGGGGGTGGAAGACTTTCAGTAACAGATAAGATCATCCCACTGGATTACGATGAATTCTTAAAAGTGTATGAAGAAGTCAATCAGAATGTAGTAAAAGAAATTTTAAAAGATGAAGGTAAAGCTAAAAAAGTTGAAGAAACTGAACAAGGGGATTCTTTTACCCAAAAAATTCAAGAAACTGAACCTACATTAACTGACACTGAAGAACCAATATCTGAAAGAAAAACAAGGAAAAGAAGGGGTGAATAATGGCAGATACTTTGTACTTACCTGATGGTTCAATGGAAGTTATATTTTCAAGGGATGACTTTCAAAGGCTTATATATGAAAAGCTTGGCAGTGATGCTGAACAGAAGTTAATTGAAATCATCAATGAATCTGAATGTTTTAATGATTTACTTGACAGTATTGAAGAAATTAAAAAGTTGTTACAACAACAGAGGATTGACAGAAGAAAAATTTATGAAGTGCTTGACCAAATGGAAACACAAATTACAAACCAAATTTAAAAAAAATAAGAAAGGATAAGGTGATTGTATTATGTCAAATATTTGGGAAAAGTTTGATAAGGTTATTGATGTTGATAGTTTGCAAAAGGATGTTCAGGAAGCAGCAGAAAATGGTTCTAATTTCCGGGAAGTTCCTCGTGGAGAATATGAAGTAAAGATTGAAAAGTTGGAACTGGTTGAATCAAAAGCTGGTGACCCAATGGTTAGCTGCTGGATGAAAGTTCTTGCTGGTGAGTACAAAGGTAGCATGATTTTCATGAATCAGGTTATTACTAAAGGCTTTCAAATTCACATTGTCAATGAGTTTTTAAGAAGCCTGGATTCAGGATTAGAAGTTGAATTTAAAACGTACAAGCAGTATGGTCAGCTTCTTATGGATATTCATGAAGCAATTGATGGAAGGTTTGAATATAGCTTAAAATACGGTGAAGGTAAAAAAGGTTTCAGCACTTATGAAATCACTGATGTTTGGGAAGTTGAGTAATTAATGTATGGTGGGGATGTAATTAAATTTACATCCCCAATTTCTCCATACTTCAACCTATTATGGAAAGGAAGTGATAAAGTGTTATTTTATGACTTTGAAGTTTTTAAATATGATTGGCTGGTTGTAATTATTGATGTAATCAACAAAAAAGAACATGTCATTATAAATGATGTTGACAAGCTTAAAGAGCTTTACAACAAACATAAAGATGATATTTGGGTTGGATATAATTCAAGGAACTATGACCAATATATTTTAAAAGGCTTATTGTGCGGATTCAACCCTAAAGAAATCAATGATTACATCATAATCAAAAATAAACCAGGTTGGAAATTTTCAAGCTTATTAAATCAGGTTCCACTAAATAACTATGATGTCATGACCAGCTTGCACAGTTTGAAGCAGCTTGAAGGCTTCATGGGGAATAACATCAAAGAATCCAGTGTTCCTTTTGACATAGACAGGAAGCTTACCCCTGAAGAAATTGAAGAAACAGTGAAGTATTGTCGGCATGATGTAGAGCAGACTATTGAAGTATTCATTCAAAGAAGAGAAGAATTTGATAGTCATTTATCATTAATTAAAGCTTTTAAATTACCACTTTCATATATATCAAAAACTAAACCACAATTATCTGCAATTATTCTTGGAGCATCGAAACGAACTCATGATGATGAGTTTGAAATTCAATTCCCGGACACATTACGAATAAATAAGTATACAGAAGTTCTTAATTGGTATAAAAACCCCTTGAACCGAGACTATAATAAATCTCTTGAAATTAATATTGCAGGTGTTTCCCATGTATTTGCTTGGGGTGGGTTGCATGGGGCAATAGACAAATATAGCGGCGAAGGTTATTTTATTAATATTGACGTTGCCAGTTATTATCCGGCCTTAATGATAGAATATGATTTTTTAAGTCGTAACGTATCTAATCCAAAAAAGTTTAGGGAAATAAGGGACGAACGCTTACGCTTAAAAGCAGAAGGGAATCCAATGCAAGCTCCTTACAAAATCGTTTTGAATAGTACATATGGTGCAATGAAAGATAAAAATAACCCACTCTATGACCCAAGGCAAGCAAACAATGTTTGTGTTGGTGGTCAACTTCTGCTGCTGGATTTGATTGAAATGCTTGAAGCTCATTGCCAATTGATTCAATCAAATACTGATGGCTTAATCATTAAACTTTTTAATGAGGATGACTATGAAAAAATTGATGATATTTGCTACGAATGGGAAAAAAGAACCAGAATGAAGCTTGAATTTGAATCCTTTAAAAAAATTTATCAAAAGGATGTTAATAACTATATAATCATTGACTTCGACGGGGAATATAAATCAAAAGGTGCATATGTAAAAAAATTAAATGATTTAGATTATGATCTCCCAATTGTTAATATGGCTGTTAAAGAATACTTATTGAATGGTGTTCATCCAATAGAAACAATTAATAACTGTAATGAGTTACGGAAGTTTCAAAAGATAGTAAAAGTGAGCAGTAAATATTCTCATGCTTTATATAACCCAAAAGTTACGGAAGAAAAAATTAACGGTAAAAAAGTTAAAGTGTTTACTGGGGGAGAAATTCCGAATGAAAAATGTTTTCGTGTGTTTGCTTCAAAATTAGAATCGGATGGGGGGATTTACAAAGTCAAAAACCAAGACAAAAATCCAGAGAAGTTCCAGGATACTCCCGAACACTGTTTTTATATCAATGAAGATGTAAATAGTCTAGAAATACCTGAAAAACTAGATAAATCCTGGTATATTGACTTATCAATTAAGAGATTATGTGATTTTGAGGTGACATTATGAATTTGTTTAAAGGATACATTAAAACCAAAAATAAAATCCCAACTAAAAAAGGTAAATTCGACATTAAAACTTTAGAACAAGTTCAATCACTTCAGGAATATGCCGGGGTTTTGAATGACGATGTGATTTTAATTGATATTGATAACGCTGAACAAGCTGAAATTCTTATGAATATTATAGAGGATAAACAGTTAAATTGCCGGGTATATCAAACCACTAGGGGAAAACATTTTTTATTTAGAAATAATGGAATTGATAAAAATGGTAATGGTGTAAAACTTGCTTGTGGTTTGATGGCTGACATTAAACTGGGAATCAAAAATTCTTATGAAATCCTTAAATTTAATGGTGAGGAACGGTTTATTGAATGGGATTATGAACCATATGACGAAGTTCCAAAGTGGTTATTCCCGGTTAAAACAAATATGGATTTTTTAGAGATGGAAACCGGGGACGGTAGAAATCAAGCACTTTTTAATTATATTCTTACTTTGCAATCAACTGATTTTACAGTCGATGAAGCAAGGGAAACCATTAGAATTATTAATCAATATATATTAAAAGATCCCTTATCTGAAAAAGAACTCGAAACTATACTTCGTGATGATGCTTTTAAGAAACCAGTGTTTTTCAAAGGTAAGAGTTTCTTATTTGATAAATTCGCAACATATTTAAAAAATAACAATCACATTATCAAGATCAACAATCAACTTCACATTTATAAAGATGGTGTTTATATTCCCGGATTTGAAGAGATTGAAGCGGAAATGATTAAACATATTCCAAATTTAAACCGGGCTAAACGAAATGAAGTATTAGCGTATCTAAATATTATGATTCGAGATAATACCCCAGTGGCCGGAACGCATTTGATTGCTTTCAGGAATGGTGTTTATAATTTAAAAGATAATATATTTAGTGATTTTACTCCTAATATCGTAATGACAAATAAAATCAATTGGAATTATAATCCTAATGCTTATTATGAATTGACAGATATAACGTTAGATAAAATTTCTTGTAACGATAAACAAATTAGGTTGTTATTAGAAGAAATGATTGGTTATTGTATGTTTCGCCGTAATGAATTAGGTAAAGCTTTTATCCTTACCGGAAGTGGGAGCAATGGGAAATCAACTTTTCTGGATATGTTAAAAACCCTTTTGGGGGACGATAACTATTCATCGTTAGATTTAAAACAATTTACTGATAGATTTAGCACTATCAGAATATTTGGGAAATTAGCGAATATCGGTGATGATATATCAAGTGAATTTGTGGTAGACCCTTCAGAATTTAAAAAAATAGTGACAGGGGAATCCATCGAAGCAGAGCAGAAAGGGCAACCCAAATTCCAGTTCAAGCCTTATGCAAAACTATTGTTCTCGGCGAATAGCATTCCCAGAATTGGAAAGGGACGGGATTTAACAGCATTATTAAGACGGTTAGTAATTGTCCCGTTTAATGCAAGTTTTAAAAAGACTGATCCAGATTTTAATCCATTCATTTCTGACGAATTAAAGAGTCAAGAATCCATTGAATATTTGATTAAATTAGGATTACAGGGATTACAAAGAGTATTACAAAATAATGAATTTACACAATCAGCACAGACAACTAAAGAATTGGAAGAGTATGAAGAAATGAGTAATCCAATATTAGGATTTATTAAAGAAATTGATAGAGATGAAATAGAAAACGAACCAACTAAAGACATTTATAAAAGATACCAGGTTTATTGTAGTGAGAATAATTTTCAACCATTGAGCAATATTGAATTTTCCAAACAGATTAAAAAACATTTTGATCTAGAAATTGTTAGTAAGCGCATTAATGGAACCATTAAAAGAATTTTTGTAGGAAGGGAGTGAGGTGGTGAATGATATGGGTGGGAGAAATCCAATATTCAACAGCAGCGGATGCAAGGATTTGACAGCTTATGAAGCAATAAAGAATGTTAGCAAGGAAGAACAGGAACTTGAAAAGAAGGCCTTGCATGGTTGTTAAACCCTATTTTAACAGGCCTGTTCAAGATGAAACTCACGTGGTTCAAGACACTACACGATCAAACAGCGAAAAACCGCGAATGTTCAAGACAAAATGACATTTTTATAAAGTGTTCAAGATCAAACCCTTGTCATTACTGATTTGTTCAAGATGTTCAAGATGAATTCTATTTCTTTATATATATTATTAAATAAAAAAAATTACTTTAAAAAAAAATTACTCTATATATTATATATATATATATATATATAATAAAGAAATATATAAAATTATCTTGAACATCTTGAACACGATTTTGTAAAGTGTTGATATTATTGAATTTAAAGGTGTTCAAGATGATTTTTTGATCTTGAACAGATATTAAGACCTTGATTGCCGAAACACTTATCAATATTAGCTTTAAAGGTGTTCAAGATGATTTTTTTTGATCTTGAACACATCTTGAACGATCTTGAACCACAAGGGTTTAATATTAAATGTCCAGTTAGGAGTGATAAATTTGAATACAAAACAATATTTACGGCAACTTAGACGGTTAAATGATATTGTCCAGTCAAAATTAGATCAAATTGAAACTCTTAGATCTCTTGCACAAAAAATTACCCATGTTCCAAAAAATATTAAAGTTCAAGAATCAATTTTAGAAGATAAAAATTCGGAGTTAATTGCTAAAATAGTTGATTTGGAAAATGACATTAAGGCAGATATTGATTATTTACTTGATTTAAAATTTAAAATAACTAATGAAATTAATAGTCTTGATAATGATGATTACAAACTTCTCTTGATGTTAAGATACTTGAATTTTAAAACCTGGGAAGAAATCGCGGTTGAAATGAATTGTAGTTACCAATGGGTTCATGTATTGCATGGACGGGCATTAATTTATTTTCAAGAAAAAGTTCAGTTTTCTGAAACACTTGATAGTAATTGACACTATTCTTATGATATAATTAAACTAGGAAATACCGATTTACTCGAAAAGAGAATATTCGAGGTTGAACCCCTTTACTCGGATATTCTCTATAAATTTTTAAGAAAGGTCGGTGAACCTTCAGAATGGCAAAAGGTAAATATGAACAATGGTTAACAACTGAAGGTTTACTTCAGTTAGAAGCTTGGGCAAGGGATGGATTGACGGATGAACAAATTGCGCATAATATGGGTATAGGAACAACAACCTTTTATAGATGGAAAAACGATTATCGGGAGATTCGGGAGGCCTTAAAAAAAGGCAAGGAAGTTGTTGATATTGAAGTTGAAAATGCTTTGCTTAAAAGAGCCTTGGGTTATAAATACGTTGAAGTAACTAAAGAAAGAGTTACTGAACTTAACCCACACACTGGTGAGCCTGAATCAAAGTTGGTAGTTACAAAAGAAGTGGTCAAAGAAGTTCAACCTGATGTTGGTGCACAGATATTTTGGTTGAAAAATCGTAAACCTAATATGTGGCGGGATAAACAACAAGTTGAATTATCAGGTCAGGTGAACAATCCATTTGATGAGCTATCAGTTGAAGAATTAAAGAAGTTGATTGTAGATGAAGATTGATAAACATAGTAAGTCTTTTCAATTGCAGGTTAAGTTGGCACTTGCAAGAAAAGACTTTTTTTCATACTGCAATTTAAGATCGCCTGACTTCTATAAAAAAGATAGAAAATATTTGGAAGAACTTTGCAATGAGCTCCAAACTTTTCATGAAGGTGATGATGAAGTTCTTATTGTCAATATGCCTCCAAGACATGGGAAGTCAAGAACAGCGGGTAATTTTGTTGAATGGGTTCTTGGTAATAACAAACATGAAAAAATCATGACTGGTTCATACAATGAAACCCTTTCAACTGTTTTTTCAAAGAATGTGAGAAATACAATTCAAGAAGTCAAAGTTGATAAAGACAAAATTGTTTATTCTGATATATTTCCAGGCATCAAAATTAAGTATGGTGATGCTGCAATGAATCTTTGGAGTTTGGAAGGTTCCTATAATAACTATCTTGCTACTTCTCCAACTGGTACCGCAACAGGTTTTGGTTGTACCCTGATGATAATCGATGACCTGATAAAAAATGCACAGGAAGCTTATAATGAAGAAGTTCTTCAGAAGCATTGGGATTGGTTTACAAATACAATGCTTTCCAGGCTTGAAGAAGGCGGTAAAATCATCATCATAATGACCAGGTGGGCAACCGGTGATTTAGCTGGAAGGGCTTTGGAACATTACAAGGAACAAGGTGCAAAAGTTAAACATATAAAAATGAAAGCACTTCAAGATGATGGGACAATGTTATGTGAGGAAATTCTTTCCCGGAAGTCTTATGATATAAAAGTTAAATCTATGGGTTTAGATATTGCTTCCGCGAATTATCAACAAGAACCTATTGATATTAAAGGTAAGTTATACACCAGCTTCAAGACTTACACCAAATTACCTATGGATGAAAAGGGTAATCTTTTATTTACATCAATCAGAAATTACACTGATACTGCTGACCAGGGTGATGATTATCTTTGCAGTATTGATTACGGTGTATATAACGGTGAATCATATGTTTTAAATGTGATTTACACTAAAGCACCGATGGAAGCAACAGAACCAGCAGTTGCCGAAATGCTTTATAAAGATAATGTTGATGTTGCAGATATTGAAAGTAATAATGGTGGTCGAGGGTTTGCACGTTCCATTAAGCGGATTTTACAAGAAAAATATCAATCAAATAAAACCCGGATTAACTGGTTTCATCAGTCAAAGAACAAACAAGCAAGAATTCTTTCCAACGCTACTTGGGTCATGGATCATATTTATTTCCCGGTCAACTGGAAAGATAAATGGCCAGAATATTATGAAGCAATGAGTAAGTATCAACGAGAAGGAAAGAACCAACATGATGACGCACCTGATGCAACAACGGGAATTGCTGAAAAGATAGGTCAAGGTGAAACCTTCAGTTTTGAGTAGAAGAAAACCCGGCTATTCTGCCGGGTTTCTTAATTCTTCGAGGTATTCGCGAAGGAGTTCATTTTCTTTGTTGGTGATGTAAAATGTTTGTTTTTTTCTTCCGGTGGGTTTTCGACCAGCACCGGGGCGGGAACCTCCCCAAAGGGGTTGATTTTGACAATCACGTGTTTTTTTGGTGTTCATGGTTAGGATTCCTTTCTATAATAAACAATCGGAGAGGGCTGTTTGATCATTGCATATAACGCCGTTGCAGTTTTCATAAATCGGTATGTCGTTTTGCCAAATCCTTAACATGTTTTCTTTAACGTGGTATATAGCGTGTTTTTTAGGCCCAATTTGTGACGACGGTTCTTCTTCGCTTCCAACTTGCGGCCTGCCGTCAGGTAAGTATTTTTCATATTTTGTTAAATCTATTGTGATTGACTTAATAAATTCACCTTCTTTTAAAATTTTTGCTTTAATTCTATTATAGATGTCGGCTGCTTCTTCTAAGGTGATTGTGCCGTAGTTTTTTAATTCGGTATAAACTCCAAAAGAATGGTTGTCTGTTTCATTTTGGTATACAAAACCCGACACAAAAGATAATTTTTTATTCATTTCTAACAACTCCTTTAATTTAATCCGTTTCGTTTGAGGTTTACTTCTTGTAAGTGTTTTTAGTTATAATACTCACTGACTAATGCAATATTCATTTTTGATTACCCCTTTCAATTTTTTATCTTGATTTAAGTGTACCATAAACAAGTTTGATTGTCAACCCCTAAAATCAAAATATTTTGAGGTGAATATAATTGTTCAGTTTTATCTTCAATCAGGAAACCAAAAAACTAAATAAAATCATTGAAATAAACGCAAAAGAAGCGTTAACGGATTTGGAGTTTTTAGCACGGGAAATAAACAAGTTTAAAAATTCTGATAAACGCAAATTAATGATTACTGGAGAAAAATACTATCAGAATGAACATGATATTTTAAACCGGAAAAGAACTATTATTGGTGAAGGTGGAGTATTACAGGAAGTCACTAATCTCCCAAACAATAAGATCATTGATAATCAATATGGAAAACTAGTTGATCAAAAGGTTAATTACTTACTTGGACAGCCATTAACTTTTGATACCAAGAATAAAGATTATGTTAAATTATTACAAAAAGTGTTTAATAAGCGGTTTCAGCGAACATTAAAAAACCTTGGTCAAGATGTCCTTAATCATGGGATAGCGTGGTTATATCCTTATTACAATGAACAAGGAGAATTGAGTTTTAAGAAGTTTGAAGGTTATGAAATTCTTCCTTTTTGGAAAGATGCTGAACATACCATCTTAGAGTTTGCGGTTAGGATTTATGAGGTTCAGGGGTACGATGGCAAACGAGAAATTACAATTGAAAAAGTAGAAATATTTACACCGAATGGGATTGATCGGTATGTTTTGAATAATGGAAGTTTAGTTAAAGATATTGAAAACCCTTCTTCCCCTTATATTTTAGTAGAAGATAAAGGTTACAATTGGAATAAGATCCCTTTAATTGCTTTTAAGTATAATAATAAAGAAATACCACTCATTAAAAAAGTGAAAACTCTTCAAGATGGCATCAATACTATTCTTTCAGACTTCCAAAACAACATGCAGGAGGATGCGCGTAATACCATTTTGGTTTTAGTTAATTATGACGGAACCAATTTAGGAGAGTTTAGGCATAATCTTGCCCAGTATGGAGCAGTAAAAGTTACTTCTGTTGATGGCGTTGCTGGGGATCTTAAAACTTTACAAATAGAAGTGAATCCAGAAAATTATAAAACCATCCTTCAGATCTTTAAAAAAGCACTCATTGAAAATGCGATGGGTTATGATGCGAAAGATGATCGGATCATTGGTGGTAACCCCAACCAGATGAACATTCAATCGATGTATTCTGACATTGATTTAGATGCAAACGGAATGGAAACCGAATTCCAGGCGGCTTTTGAAGAATTACTTTGGTTTGTGAATGTTCATCTTGTTAATACCGGAAAAGGTGATTTTACTAATGAGCCGGTAACGGTTATTTTTAACCGGGATATGATGCTGAATGAAAGTGAAATTGTAGATAATTGCCAAAAGTCGATGGGTATTTTGTCACATGAAACTATTGTTGGTCAGCATCCTTGGGTTGTTAACGTGGAACAGGAATTAGCGAGAATTAAAAAAGAACGAGAAGACGAAGTGAAAGATATGTATGGAGAAGCATTTGATAATCAGGTAACGGGTGACGAAACCGATGAAGAATAAAGACTATTGGAGCCGAAGGATGGAAATCCTTCAAGAAGTACAACTTAAAAAAGGTCAAACATATCTTGATAATCTCGAAAAACAATACAGAATAGCTTTGGCTAATATAGAACGTGAAATTACTCTTTGGTATGAACGATTTGCAGATAACAATAAAATAACTATGGCTGAAGCTAGAAAAATGTTAAATCTTGATCAATTAAAAGAATTCCGTTGGAGTGTTGAAGAATATATCAAGTATGGCCAGGAAAATGCTTTAAATCAGCAATGGATGAAAGAACTTGAAAATGCTTCAGCAAGAGTGCATATTTCCCGATTAGAAACTTTAAAGCTTCAAATGCAACAACAGATTGAAGTATTATATGGGAACCAATTAGATGGACTTGATAAATTACTTCGTGATATTTATTCTGAAGGTTATTACCATACAGCATTTGAAATTCAAAGGGGTTTCAATATTGGTTGGGATTTACATGATTTAGATAGTAACCAACTTGACAAGATACTTTCAAGGCCATGGTCAATGGATGGAAGGACTTTCAGTGATAGAATATGGGTAAATAAACAACAGCTTATTGGTTCACTTCAAACACAATTAACCCAAGCAGTTATAAGGGGTGAATCACCTAATGTTTTAATCAAGAATCTTGCCCAGCAAATGAATGTTGACAAAAATAAAGCTGGTAGATTGGTAATGACTGAATCTGCTGCTTTTGCTTCTGCATCACAAAGAGATGCTTTTAATGCCTTGAATGTGGAAAGGTTTGAAATTGTCGCAACCCTTGATAATCGAACCAGTGAAATTTGCCAGGAGTTGGACGGCGAAGTTTTTGATATGAAAGACTACCAGGTTGGTGTTACAGCACCCCCCTTTCACCCATGGTGTAGAACGGTAACTGCTCCTTGGTTTGAGGATAATTATGGGGAAAGGGTAGCAAGGGGTGCTGATGGTAAAACCTATTATGTACCTAGTAATATGAAATATAAAGACTGGAAGAAAAAGTTTATTGAAAGTGGAGACAAAAAAGAATTAAAACCGATTAATGATGGTTTATTCCCAGAAAAAAGGGGGTGATATAAACATGAGGTATAGAAAGAAACCAGTTGTAATCGAAGCAATACAATTCAACGGAAAAAATTCAGCAGATATTCATGAATTTTGTGGTGATAAAATACGAGAACCGGTTGGTAAAGATTATCTTGAAATCGAGACATTAGAAGGTGTTCATATTGCAAGTCCTGGTGACTATATCATCAAAGGTGTTAAAGGGGAATTTTATCCTTGCAAGCCTGACGTTTTTGAAATGACTTATGAACCAGTTAGTTGTTAGGGATGATGCTATGAAAAAGAAGTAACACTTTGAGAATTAAAAAGTCAAGATATAATATGCAAACGACACATTATCATAAAATCGATTCTTTCCTATCAAATTTACTTCAAATATCGTTTTAATATGATTATACTTAAAATGTATTTAAAACGTTTCTAGGTACCAAAGAATCGTTTTTAGACCTATTCTAGAACAGATGCTTGATAATAAAATTTCGGAGGCGAGATGACAGTTAAACAAAACTTATAAAAAGTTATAAAGCCTGCTATTTAGCAAGCTTTCCATACTCTTTTAAAACAAGCTCAATAGCTTTATCAAGAAGTTTTGATACAGGTATCATGGTTTCTTCTGATAATTCTTTCAGTTTATTGTAAAGGGCGTGATAAGATGACCTTCATTTTATTTGTCGATTTGATTTATGGGTTTGACATTGGATTTAAAATAGGAGAAACATCATTATTGATTAACCTTGGAATCATCAGTATAGGGATTGCCAAAGGACAGATACAAGAATCTGAACAAGATTAACTTTTCCGCAGGTAGATGCTACAGCGTGGGCAACTCCTTCCCTGCAAGGCCGGTGATAAGTCCGGCCTCTGCGGATTTAATAAAATTTTCAACCAAAAGAAAATGAGTATTGGATGATGATGAATAATGGACTGGATAGCACAACCTAGGCAAGAGAAATTTTTACTTGAAGTATTGGACCCAAATGGGGCAGACGAAATATTATATGGTGGCGCTGCTGGTGGCGGCAAAACAGACGCCTTATTAATAGCAGGAATTATTTATTGTCAAAAGTATCCTGGAATATGGGTACTTTTTTTACGGCGTACATTCCCCGAATTAGAACAAAAGCCGATACCGAGAAGTAAAGAATTAATTGTCAACTCTGTTGCTAAGTATAACGAATCTAAACACAGATGGACTTTTAACAATGGTTCGGTTTTACAATTTGGTTCCCTTGACAAAGAAGGGGATGAATCAAAATATCAGTCGGCCGAATATGGGTTAATCATTTGGGATGAGTTAACACACTTTCATAATAAAAATCAATACATTTATATGATTTCTCGTAATCGATGTTCTAAACCGTTTCCTAATTTCAAACCGAAAGTAATTGCCGGAACTAATCCGGGCGGGGTCGGTCATGGGTGGGTTAAGGAAAGATGGATTGACCCACACCCACCAGAACAAATTTGGGAAGTGCCACAAGATGAAGAAGATAGACGCTTAGGATTACCGGCCCGCAAGCGTCTTTTTATTCCTGCAAGAGTTACTGATAACCAAGCTTTGCTAAGTGTTAACCCCGGATATATTTCCGCTTTAAAGGAATTGCCTGAAGCAGAACGTGCAGCATTACTTGATGGTTCATGGGATAGCTTTATTGGTCAATACTTCTCTTGTTGGAATCGGGAATTGCATGTTGTTAAACCGTTTGAGATTCCTAAATGGTGGAAACGTTTTCTTTCAATGGATTATGGTTTAGATATGTGCGCTGTATATGAATACGCTATTGACCAATCCGGTAAAGTTCATATTGTCAAAGAGTTTTACAAAAAGGATTTATCAATTCCAGAAGCGGCCGAACAAATTTTAAAATGGGTTACTCCTGATGTTAAGTTTCAATACATGGTTGCAAGTCCTGACTTGTGGAATAGAAGGCAAGAAACCGGGACGACCGGCTTTGAGTTGTTTATGAAAAATGGAATTAAGAAATTACATACACCGATGATAAAGGCCGATGACCACAGGGTTAACGGTTGGCAGAATATGTTTGATTATCTGTATCCGAGAAAATCAGAAGATGGAACAATGCAACCCAAATGTGTTATCTTTGAAAATTGTGTAAACTTAATTCGGACTATTCCAACAATGGTCCGGGATGACAAGAATCCCAATGATATTGCCGATGGCTTAGAGGATCATGCTTGCGAGTCGGTTAGGTATTTCCTTAAATCTCGTCCGCCATTAAGCCATGATGAAGAATCAATGAAAAAGAAACAGCAAAAGAAACAGAAAGAAAGTAAACCTTTAGTAAGTAAAATAACTGGATGGTGAAGGAGAGTAAATATGTTTAAACGTTTTTGGTGTTGGTGGTGATGTGATGGATAGATTTGAAAGAGAAGCACAGTTAAAAGAAATGTTTCTGTGGGCCAAGAATTACAGGGCGAAAAATTACGATGATATGGCAATCGAACATTACAAGCAGTATTTAGCCTATAGGGACAGGGTTGATTCGGGACATATCCAAAACGATGATGGTTCTACAACTCGTTCTAATCTGTTCATCCCGCGAACATATGAACAGTTAGACGCTTGGCGGGCAAGATTGGTTAAATCATTCTTTTCTAGTCGCCCGTATGTTGAATTTATCCCAATGCCGAACACTAACGCAGACCCGGAAGTAATACGGCAAAACGAGATGAAAGCCAAAGTCGCGGCGGCTAATCTTGATATGCAACTTGAGAAAAATAAGATTGTTAAGAAGTATTACGATTTTATCACTTCGGTTGGTATTTTCCCGGTTGGAATCCTTGGCGTTGGTTGGCGATATGAAACGAGAAAAGTTTTAAAACGTGTTCCGGCTACCGGAATATACAATCAAATAAAATCTTTATTTGGCATCAAGGAAATATTGTTAAATAAAGAAGTCGAGGAAGTTGTTTGGGATGATAACGAGATTGTTAACATTGATTACTTTGATTTGTGGCCTGACCCACGAGGACGCAATTCCGATGTAGATACTTGGAGGTTTGCTTTTCAACGCGAACTAATGACGGTTGAGCAATTGCAACAAAAATTGCAATGGTTAAAACAATCCGAATTAGGCGAAGTCTATGACCTTGAATGGGATACATTGGCTAGACACAGTGCCAATTATGAAGATGGCAGAGATGAACGGCAAGCACAAATTGGATTGACAATTGAAAGAGATGATGAATCCTACAATGAAGGTGACAAAGGGAAACGCCTTATTAACTGTATTCATTATTGGACCGGCGAAGAATATGGAATTTTAGTCAACGAAGAAAATCTTGCTTATTACGGCAAGACGCCATATCAAAGACATAAAAAGATTCCGTTTATCGTCCAATCATTCGAGCCGCTACCTAATGAAGTTTATGGGCGGTCTCTTTGCTATTGGCTTTATAACTTGCAAGAAGAGTTGAACACTATTAGGAATCAAAGAATCGACAATGTTTCTTTGGTATTGAACAGAGTGATGATTACTCAAGGAGATGTTGATGATGATTTAATTATGAAACCAGGAGCGAGATGGAGAGAGGATTTCAGGGATCAGATTCGTTGGCTTGACACTCCCGATGTAACCGGTTCGAGTTACCGCGAAGAAGAGATTTTAAAATTCGATATGGAAAACACAGTAGGCACTCCGGCCATTGCGCGGGGTATTTCTTCTGGCAATCAAACAGCAACCGAGGTTGTTACTCAAAACGGTAACGCTGCCATTCGGTTCGATGTAAAAATTCAACTTTATGAAGATAACGTAAAAGAATTATTTAAAATGATGGACCTAAACAGCCAACAGTTTACCACTAGAGATAAAATGATTTATCTGTATGGAGAAGAAGCGGCAAACGCTTGGCAGATGATAAGTCCTTATGACATACAGGGCGAATGGGATTATCGTCCGACCGGTTCAAATATTGACCCCGCGGCAAACAAAGAAGTTAGACGACAGCAATTATTACAAGCTATTCAAACGGTTGTTCAATTGCAATTACCTGGTGATGTTTATGAATTAACTAAAGATTTATTTTCGACATTTGATTTCAGGAATCCTCAAAAATATTTACCGCCTAAAGAACAATTTGAACAACAGAAACAACAATCAATGATGGCGCAGCAAGAACAAATGAACATACAACATCAAATGGAAATGGAAAAAATTCAAGAACAGGCGGCGGCCAAAGAGAACGAACAAGTTATCAAAGGTTTGGCCGGAGTGATTCAAGCCTCTATGAAAGGTGGTGGTATGTTTGACGGTATTAACACCGCAGGACAAAATAGCCCTGTCGGAAATGAAGAATAGTAAAGGTTATGCCTTGCTAAAAGACCATTTAAATAAAATTATAAGGCAAAATCAAAAACAATTAGAAAATCAACCGTTTAAAGACCTTTTAGAAGTGAAAGCCCTTCAACAGGAGATAAGCTCACTCAAAAAGGTCTTTGAATTTGTTGAGAAATGAAAGGAGATTAAATTATGGGTATTTTTGACGATGGCGATATTTCTGTAAACGTTCCTGAAACCGAACCCGTTCAACAGGAAGTTGCGGACAACTCGGAAGTAGGACAAAACGAAAACAGGAATGACAGCCAAGCCCCGGAAGTTACCGGACAAGCACAAGCCCCGGTTACCGAAGGACAAGCAACCGAGCCGAGAAAATTTGCTAATCAGTTTGATTCAGAAGAAAAACTCAACAAAAGCTTGATAGGGATTACAAATTTACTTGGTGAAAAAATCGATATTCAAAATATGTCTGTCGAGGAAAAAGAATCATATTACATTGACGCCCGAAAACGGTTAAGCCAATTCGGAAAACGTCAACGGCAAGAAACAAACGACCAAACTCAACAGACGCAGCAAACGCCTGACCAGATAACGGAGTTAAAACAAAAGCTTGAACAGTTGCAAAATATGCAACAGATCAACAATCAAGCTCCTGTTGATTATCAAGATGACTATAGCAATATGACACCTGAAGAATTTAACGATTTATTTTTATCCAATCCAAAGCAGGTGTTAGATAGTTATAGTGCATTGGTAATGCAACAAATAAATCAATTACTTGCTCCGGCTTTGGAGATGCAAAGGCAGCAATCCGAAATTCAGCGTTTGGCAAATATGATTATTGAATGTCGCAAAGAATACAGCGATTTTCAAGAATTAGAGCCGCAAATCGCGGAAGTGTTCCAAGAAAAACCTTTCTTAAAACAGCTTGGCAAAGAAGGTTTGGAACTGGCTTATGAACTTGCTAAAGTTCAGAAACTTCCTTTAAAGGCGTTGGAATTACTCGAAAGAGAATCGGATGACGACCTAAGGAAGATTGAAACAATGAAAGGTGCTTCTAGGTTGCCAAGCAATACCGGAAGTACAAACTCACAATTGAATAGCCGACCACTGAGCGAAGAGGAAATATTTGAACTCCAAATCAACGGGGTCGGTAAAGGAAAAGGAATATTTGATGATTGATAAACGGCAAGGTTGAACACCTGCCGTTTTTTCATACCCAAAATTAAATTTATAGGTAGGTGTTGTTAAATGGCATATGCAGCAGGTCCAGATTTATTAAACTCGATTAGTTCAAATCGTATTCAGATTGATGTTGACAAGGTGATTTCCGAACTTAATAGTGATGCTTCTGAATTTACTACGATATTGATGAAAGCTCGCAAAAGTACAACCGATTCTTACAAATTTACTTGGTGGGAAAACGAACCGGAAAGCGGATGGACTCAAGTTAATAAATCGACCGGTTACCTAGCTAGTGCAACCGAAATTGTTGTTGATGATGAAACTCAATTCGCTGCAAAAGATTTAATTAAATGCCCGCGCACTGGTGAAGTAATGTATGTTACCGAAGTTGATGCTGCAAATCATAAAGTTACCGTGAGTCGTGCATTTGGCGGAAGTGCTGCGGCTTTGGTTGATAACGATTACTTGGTACGTCTTGGAAATGCCATGGAAGAAAATTCCCAGGCTCCAGCTTCTAAGTTGAAACAACCGATCGAAAAGTACAATTACATTCAAACTGTACGTACCCCGTTTGATGCGTCTTTGATTGCTGGTAATCAAGCGTTGCAAGCCGGACCCGATGAACGTATTCGGTTACGTAAAGAAAAATTGTTTGACCACAAGTTAGATATTGGACGTATTGCTCTTTGGGGTGTTGCGAAAAACGATACTACAAACAACATTACAGCAACCAATGGTATTTTTAGTTACATTACAACTAATGCAACTAACATTAACGGTGTATTAACTGAGGCTGCATTCAATAATTTCTTGCGTACTGTATTCCAAAATGGTAACAGTTCTAGCCGCATTCTTGTTACGTCTCATTATGTTGCTGGAATCATTAATCAATTTGCGGCCGGTAAGATTGAAACTAGAAGCGGCGAGGATACTTATGGTTTGCGATTGAGAATGTATCGTTCTTATTTTGGCGATGTTTATATTATGACCGACAAATCTTTCCGCAATTACTACAGCAACTACGCTTTGTTGGTTGACCCGAAAAACATCGAGTACAAAGTATTTGCCGGTTATGATACCAAGTTACACCAAAATATCCAAGAGAATGACCGGTTGGGTTGGAAAGACGAATATGTCACCATCTTCGGCATGAAAGTAAAACAAGAAAAAACACATGGTTTCATGTATGGAATTACCGGTTAATGGTTAGGGGAGAAAACTCCCCTTTCCTTTTTTATCAATTAGGAGGTAAAAATTATGGCTGTTAAAGAATACAAATCTTTTTATAAAGAGTTACAAATCATTTGTGATAGTCAATATATCAATTTTCAAAATGGCGAATACAAAACCGATAATGTTGCATTTCAAAAAGCAATTGAAGCGGATGAGCATTTCGGGATTCAGATTATTGATGTAACCAAAAAAGTTGAAGAGGAACCGGAAAAAGTTGAAGAGGAACCGGAAAAAGTTGAAGAGGAACCGGAAAAAGAAGATGAACCCCCTAAACCAAAACGGGGAAATCCGAATTTTGGCAAAAAAGCAAATT